GTGTTTGCCAAATTTAATTACTAAAACCGCGGGAGTAGTGTCCTCCCTAACCGACGCATTTCGGATCATAGAACTTTTCAAAAGCAGGTATGTACAACTCGTCGTCCAAACTACGAATGAGACCAATTCGTCTCTCTGCATCATCAACTTCCTGTTTAGAAAGGTTGTATTTCTGTTCTAGATAGACGTAATAGCTTTCTGCGTCATCACGTCCTTGGTGCCACTTTCTGGCACCATCCGAATGCTCATTGAACTCAGATAGTTTTCCATATTTCCCTAGTTCAATCATTTTCTGTGCAAGTTTACCAAATATGGGCAAGTCATTAGCCCATGCCTTTAAACACATTCCTTTCGAATAGCATAATTGTTGCCTTGCTTCTAGGCGTGTTTTAGGACTTGCACCTTTGGGGACTTTCATCGACCAAGAATTGGTCTGGATGACTCTTGCTGGAATTCTTGTCATTCGGTATTTTCCCTCTTTAGTGACAAAGAATTCATTTGATAAGAAGTCTAGTTCTGTTAAATCTCCAAAATCTACTTTCTTACAAATTTGTCCCAAACCGTGCTCATGTTTGTCTTTCCTGTTGGTAAAAACAAGCGCAATTGCTTTTTCCAGTGCGGGTCTATCTCCCTCAGCAATTGCAAATAGTACATCGTCACCTTTGACCTTTAATATGTAATCTTTTATTCCAGCTAATTTCATGGTGAATTTCCAGTAGGCTATCATAAGGATGGTGTTTCCAAATGTTGTCCATCCATCTCCAGATGCTCTGCCAATGCACTCGAATTTTAAATCACCAAAAACTCCACTAACTTTCATCTGAAGACTACCTTCTAGAGATTCTTGAAGTCTGTCATAGTCAAGTGGTTCATCCCAATGCATATTGGGGTGTCGTGCTGCTGTCAAGATGAGCTCATTCATCAATCGATTACATTCGGGGTACTGAGTCATATCAAATCCAGATCCATCTGATGCTCCCCAAATTATACGTTTCCCATTTAATCGACATTTTATACCAAGATCTGCTTCAAGTTTGTCGAGTGAATCACATATTTCAATCCAATTTGCGCGCCCGCAATATTCTTTCATGTGATCTGATGCAATACCTTCTAGCAGGTTTATGAATGCGTTTCCATAAACTTTCTTCTCATCTAGTGGCACAAATATACATCTTTCTTTACTATCATTACATGCTGTATCTTTGCAGCAATGATGTACTGTGCAGTATTGCAATTCAGCTTTGGGAAACAGGCCATAATCGGTGTCCAACATGCCTAGTGTGGTGGCTCTATCTACATCAATTGATGCTCGCATTAACTTTTGGTAATCCTCTTTATACCGTTTCAACCAATCTTCAAAGTTAACACGATGCAATTCCTCTCCAAGGTATTTCATGAAATCTGGAATGTACTCTTCTCTAAACCATGTTTTAAATCGTTTCATCATGATTTCACAATACCATACCTTGTTAGAACATGCGCGTAATGCAGCTGCCGTGATTGTCCTTGGGCAATTGTGTATTACTGTTGGAGTGTACCAATTTTCCGTGCGAATATGTGTGAAAATCTGATCAGCTCCTATGTGTTCTTCGTGTTCTTTAGTACACGGGACCGTACGAAGATTCCCTTCAAAGTCATTTTTCTGCTTAAAATTCGGTGGATGTCTACCGGCCATTTTAACAGGGTCACACCGATCCGCGTCTCGAACGCATGATGACTGAAGGGTTGGATGGGTCGACCGTGACAAGGGTGACCCCCAGTTGTGGGGGTCTTGCACTTCTTAATTAGCAACAGAGAGGATGCCTGTCATCCTCTCTGCCTCCGCCATTCTCAGGTATCTTCCTATAGTGACGGCGTCAATGTCTGCGAACATATTCTTTCCTGTTGTTTCTCTTGTCCGCTGTATTTGTACCATTGACATTTGAAGTGTTTTCGCATTCTCTTTGCATCCGATGGCTATGTACATCTTGAGTACCTCATCAATATGAGCTTCAGCAGTCATGTCGCTGTGCTCTGTTTTCCATAAGCCTCCGAATGTGAACCCAAGCAATCTGAATTTCTTGTCAATCTTTGTCAGGCGCAACATCAGTCCTTTACTTGTCTCTCGAATGTAGAATGAGTGAGTATCGTTACTGATTTGTCGCTTCAACCATCTAATGAAAGCAAATTGACTAACTAATTCAGTTTGTTGTCTGGCAGGTTTGGACTTAAAATCTCCTGATTGGGTTATTTTCTCTTCATACCTGTCAGCGTTGAATAACGACATTGCTGTAAATTCTGGTTCAACGGGTTTTTGTTTGGGAGTTTCTGTGGTTGATGGGTTTCCTGGTGTATAATCGTCAAGAACGTACAATCCTTCCATCATTGATCCACTATATAATTTGCTAACTTTCTCTTCTGCCTCGACCATATAGGGGTCGTATCCTAGCAAATTTTTCAAGTCATCAAGTGTAGCAAAAACTCTCTTTTCATGCGAAACTGTCCTTGCCTCGGTCAGTTGGTGGGTTGTCCATGCTTTGTAAGGGGTTGCTGTCAACTGATATGTTTTGAAATAAACATCCCCATTCTTCACCTCCATTTGGGTCTCGTACGTTATCATGTGTTCTTTCCATTGTGTACTAAAAGAATAAGCATCTACGGTCAATGGTATATTGTGGGCATAAACGTCGGCATTGCCGATAACTCGGGCCACTACAGTTATATTTCCATGTTCGTCTGCAGAAAAATGATGAGCGCTTTCGGGAACTCCTTCAGTATCTAAACATCCATGTAGTGATAAACTAAAAAAGGTCGGTTCGATATGCCATTGTTTGAATATGGATTTCTTAAGATCGGGATCGCTCTGTATTTTTTGTACAATGCTCTTATAATAATCATTCCCAACTACATACATACTGGATGCCGTGTATGGTCGTTCGCTACGATTAGTGCTAAGGTGGTCGTATCCAGCTGTCAACACTCCGGGGTAGTACCATGATTCAACGGATTTAATGTTATTATATGCGCGCGTCACTGAACAGGGACACACTTGCAAGTCGGCGTCTATTATGACCAATCCTTCTTGCCAGGTTCCTGTAGTGTTCCACACATTCATCTCATCTTCCGTTGCTTTTCTGGCAACCTCGGGTACAATTGCTACCATGGGAATATAGCCGTTTTCTTTTCCTCTAAAATGCTTCGTTTGAGGTGCTACGGCGTGTCGGCAGGATCGGATGGTGTTCACTCCATTAAGAGTTCGTGTGATGGTATCATCATCATTGAGTGAGTAAGTGATTCGCTCATTTACTGGGCGAATCTGGACTTCACGAGCATTATGTCTGTCTATCTGCTCCTCTATACGTGTATGATTATTATTCATACGCTTCCAGTCCATTTGACACAATAAAGGTGTCATCGAAAATACTCTCTCTACCCAGTTGACTCCTCGTTGGTATCGAGATAAAGTTCGAGTCATTGATCCTCCGTATTCAAGCATGTCTCCTCTCGTGCAGTATTTGTACATAATTTCGTCATCTGCATATGCGCGCAAAAATGCGCCGAGGGAGTGTCCATGTGGGACAAATCCAAAGGTTCCACCAAGTTGGAACCTATTTCTAGTGGTGTCTACCAATAAGTGCTTGAACTGTTTCTTCAAAATTTCTAGAGCTTCTTTTGAAAACATGTAGTGACTTCCTATACTAGTCACAGTGCCATTGTTGACCTGTAGGTGGTCCATTGGATGGGCCACAGGTGCTAACACAGGTTGTTGCTGAACAGGGTTTCTAACGTTTTGACGTTGATTTCTGTTGTTTTGAGCCATTAAATTTAGTTTGCT